GCACAGACACAGAGTGGTATAGCCATCATAGAAGAACGCCGTGCACTACATCGCAAGGCCGCACAGCGTGCCAGACGTATGGAAGCCGCAGAAAAAGATATATTGACCTTGGCCGCAGTCTATATGGGACAGCGTTGGGTCGGAGACATAGAATACAACACAGATTATGAAGATAAAGATCTACAGTTCCGTATGGCACTACTGAACCAGGCACAGCAGTTGGCAGGAGCCAATCCCATAGTGCAGGATCTTATCACGAGAGAAATCATCAAGCTGATCACACCACCAGATGAGACAGCACAATACCTAGCCAAACTAGGCGGCGACATAGCAGAACCTGCACTGAATACTCCTAACTGGACTTTAGGACCTAATCAAGCAGATATGGTCAAAGAGAAAACCAGTGATCAGATATTCAACAGCGAGATACAGGACAAGGGTGTTACCACAAATGATCCTCTAGCACGTCAGTTGATCATGATGGGTGTAGGTAGATAAAAGAACTTTCGCTTTGATCTGTGAGCGTATCACAGACCACTGGGGGATGGTCCCCTTAAACACATAAAGGAAGCAAGATGGATAAAACATCAAACGGTGGTTCCGCTAACCAACAAGGCGATCAAGGCGTGTTCACAGCACAATCTGGTCAACAACAAACGGTTGAACCTGCTATTTCAGATATCCCCAATCTAGGTGCTATCAGGAAGAGTGGACAACAAGAAGTCCTACAAGCATTGAGCAAAGTGGCTGGAGTAGAATTCGGTAAAACGAAAGATGCTATCAAATATTTTGAATCGCTTAAGGGCACGTCCGGTGACTCCGCACAGTCTAACAAAGAAGTGAAATCAAGCAAGGTAGGTGGTGAACTTGCTGAATTGAGACAGATGATCCAAGGTCTACAAGGACAGTTGGAACTGAAGGATCGTTCAGTTAGGCAAGCTACTCTACAGAGTCAGATCAAAGAAACTGCCATCCGCAGTGGATTCGATCCTGACATGCTGGATATCGCTACCAACCTTTTCGAAGCCAATATTGACTACGATGAGTCTGGAAATCACTTTGTTAAAGGAGCTAATGGTTCTATTAAATTGGATAGCAAAGGCAATCCATACACACTAGAGCTATTGGCACAAGATATATTGAGATCAAGACCTAAGTTGGCAGCTGATGAGGGTAGGACAGGATCCGGGACCAGATTTGGTCAAGGAGTATTGCGCAATCCAGAAGAGATTCCAGATGCTTCACAAGACCTAGAAGGTTGGAAGAAGTGGAAAGAAGCTCAAGGAATCGGTGGTCGTAGCCTTAAACATATGTCAGTCTCAATGAACAAGCCCATAGTATAAAAAAGGAGACTTAAATGGCTTATTTTATCGGTGGAACTTCTGGTGAATCAAATGCGTTTGAAAAAACTATCCAGAACTCCGCAATTCAAGTATTACACGAGTCACAAGGACTCGTAAATTTAACCAACGTCGTTATGCCTAATCAAGGTAACACCTACAAGGTTCCATCAATGGCACCTATCAGTTATGGTGATTATGTTGATACTAGCTATAACCCAACCTACAGCAACACAGGTTCAAACATAGAACAGACAGCTCAAATCACAGCACGTGAAGTTGTTGCAACTCCAGCAGTGGCAATGACAGCTTTCAGTAAGTTCTTAGGTTGGACTACAGCTTTCGACCTAGCCGCAAATCTAGGAACAGAGTTGGGCATGAGTTTCGCTGAGAAAGTTGATCAACGTATCACAGCCGCTTTCACTCTAACAGGTAGTGCTGTTACAACTGGTGACGTATCACAGACTGGATTTGCTAACACAAATACCGCTGCCTATTTCACAGGCGTATCAGGTGCTCCTATTGGTGACGGTTTCAACCGTGTGTTTGCCATGGCATCACAAGGCTTGATCGCTGAAGGTTCTACAGCTACGATCACTAACACATACACAGCGGCTAACACCGTGGCAGGTATGGTTCGTAACGTGATTAAAGCATGGAGAGAATCACGTAACCCAGGACGTCCTACAGTTATCCTAGGCCCATCAGAAGAACTACGCCTATTGAGCGAGTTAACAGGTGGTGCTGTGTATGCTCCAGGCGCCTCAGGTGGAACATCTATCAACGCTGGTTTAACAGCATTGGGAGATGAACTATTGGCAACAGGTATGCTACGTAACTTATATGGTTGCACAGTTATATTCACTACATTCTTACAGACAAATGTAGCCAATCGTTGGATTGACAATACATATGGCACAGCCAGCTATGTTGGCGCCGCTATCGGACCTCAAGCTATTACTACTGTAATGGTTAAAGGTCTAGATATCAGTATGGGTGATAAGGACGGTGGATTACAGACATGGATCACAGGCTTAGGCTATTTTGGTTCCGCTGTTGTTGCTCCATCACGTGGATTGGCTATTAACATAGCCTAATCAATCGGGAGAACCAATATGGCAATAGCATCGTTCTTAACATATACTGATTCCACGCTCCAGTATGGCGGAGTTAATAAAATTAGCAATGCCACACCAGCTGACGTCCAGTTTTATGATCGTGCTGCCTATAGAAGAATGCAACAGATCGCCACCTCAGACAATCTCATAATGGGAGTGTCTGATCCTGATGATCTGTTAACAGCAGTCTTGTTCCCTAAAGCCAGTATTGAAATGTTGAATATGTTTGAGTTTGGGTGGTGGCCACTTTATGTAGAACGCACTCTAGGTGCGTTCTACTATAAGACAGATCCACGCACACAACTGACAGTGACAGCTTTCAATCCCCAACAGTTGGTCAAAGCTAACCAGACATTGATACAGCTAGAATGTTATAAGGCAGTAGAAATATTCTACTCTACCTTGGTAACAGACAACAGCAATATCAATGAAAAGGATGCACAGAACTTACAGTTCTCGCGCAAACGCTTTGAAGAAGAATGGGAAAAGGCTATTCAAGAAAGTTATTATTATGACCTATTGAATAATGGAACTACTATCGGCACCTATCAGCAAAACTGGATGGGAGATGTCAACTTCTTTGAAGGTGATAGGAGATACTTCTAATGCCATTATATACGACCACACAGGTTCAATCAGCATTGGCCTCAGTTAAAAATCAAACCACAGGAACAAGTCTACTAGAAGTGTTCACTGAGTTTCCTTCTACACTGAATAAAGTCAGCGAGGGTTTCTATGTGGCACGTGTATATCAGGCAGACAGAGTAAAGAATGAAAATGGTATAACTCCTGGAAGTCATATCTATAATATCAAAGATGTTATCGAGATGTATCTGGTAGCCCAACAGGTCAATCCTTCAGTGGATTCAGCCTTAGGAGTATTCACTACATTTCTAGATAATAGTCTTTTTTCAGGATATTTTCTAAGAGAACAGACCATCGAACAGCAGTATGTGCAGAACTCAGAACGATATAAAGTCGTATTTGAACTCACGCGATTAGCAATAATATAAGGAAAAGAAAAATGGCAAACTTAAATGTCAGTAGCCCAGCAGGTTTTGTTACATTAAACATTACTACACAGACCAATGCTTTCTCGATCTCAGGATCTACAGCCACTTGGTCAGCTACAACTGCCAGCGTTATCACTGTGCCAGCTCTACAAGACATCACTGTCACAAACAGTAATGGAACTTTTAGATGGGTCCAGATGGATAACACCAGCAGATTCGTAGTAGCTACACCGGCAACCAACAGTTTGAACTTCAATATAGTATTGGATCAAGCCAGCTTCTATGCAGGAGCAGGATCTACTCCAGGTATATTCAATCTTTCAAACCAAAAGAATCGTGTCTACTTCCAGTTCTACTGGGGTGGCGTTGATTCAAGTTCCGGTGCTGCCAATAGCCGTTATATAGTAGGTTCAGGTTTCGTTACAGGTCTAGCACCTAAAGCGACACCAGATCAACCTGTATGGATGAGCCCATTGGTTATCGAGGTAGATGGAAGTTACTATCCAAATAGCCTATCCTAATCTAGGTTAGACTAAAGAAGGGCATATCCTACCGGGTATGCCTTTTCTCGTGTAAATATTGGAGATGATATGCGATTTGAAGATCACGACCTATCAGATCTCTTAAGCAGTCTAGAAGCAGAAACTGCCAAGCAGTTGAATGAAATTAGATACGCACAAGATGACCTGATCAAGATAGAAAATAGATGTAAATTCAATCTAGCGTTGATACATTATTTGAAGAAAACATATGGAGATATAAAATGAACTTAAAAGATCTAGCTAAAAACCCTGAATTAATTAAAATCACTATCGATGACAGTGATCTAGTAGAGACCTATGGAGAACCCCTAGATTTCTATACCTATGACAGACAGCCTATGTCCACATTCCTTAAATTCGCCTCAGGTGACAGACAGGACTTTGATCAGATGGCAGAACTGCTACGTGAAATGATATTAGACAGCGAAGGTAAGCCAGTGATCACTGATGGCAGTATATTGCCCAGCAAGGTAATGGTCAGTGCTTTTGGTAAACTAGTCGCACAACTGGGAAAGTAACAGGCGGGACCTATGATCCTCAGGGTCCCGAAGTATATGCCGCAGTAACATTGGATCAGATGGCGCAAAGGTATGGTCTATTGCCTAGTCAAGTATTAGTAAAGGCCACTACTTTTGATCTAGAAATATTAGATATCGCCAAGAGTTGGGAACGTTGGAGAACAAACAAGACTAATGGTATACATGATGATATCTCCACTGATGTCATGCAACAGGCCATAGCTAAAGTGAGGAAATAATGGCATTACAATCGAAAATAGACACCACTAAGTTGACTATAAAGTTAAAAGATCTAGCCCAATTGGCAGATAAGGTAATGCCTGAAATCTATGATCATTTTGTAAAACTAACTCCAGTCCAAGATCCTAGCAGACCCTATGTCAAGGATTCAGGTTACGCCAAAGCCAATACTAAAAGACAGGGCAAGACTATAACGGCTGACTATGACTATGCCTTCGTGCTAGATGCAGGTAGGAGTTTTAGAGATGGAGAGATGAGAGGTAGTGAACAGGCACCTGAGGGCATGACTGGTCCCACTAAGGAATTCGCAATAAAACGTATACCTCAAATAATAAAACAGTTAGG